CTCCTGTTGAAGGTTCTTACTATTCTAAATTGATACATGATTTAGAAAAAGAAGGACACATTACCAACATAGAACGAGATGGTTTAGCTAGAACATACACTGGTTGGGATTTGGGTATGTCTGATTCTACTGCTATATGGGTGGCTCAATTAGTCGGTAAAGAGATAAGGTTAGTAGACTATGTGGAAAATCATGGTGTTGGTCTTGATTATTATGTTAGCTGGTTACAACAAAACGATTGGATGTATGCAACACACATTCTTCCTCACGATGTTGCCGTTAGAGAGTTGGGCACAGGTAAGTCGAGAAAAGAAATGTTGGAAGATGCTGGATTACAAATCACAGTAGCTCCAAAGTTTAATGTACATGATGGTATTCAATCAGTCAGACGAATACTACCACGATGCTGGTTTGACCCAGAAAAAGTAAAACAAGGATTAGATGCTCTACGAAACTATCGCAGAGTGTTTGATGAAAAAAGAAATGTATTTCATGACCGACCGTTACATGATTGGTCATCACACGCATCTGATGCGTTTAGATATTTAGCAGTAGGTTTAGACGAGTCTCCTATGGAGTCATGGCACAAGCCTATTACAGTCAACAATAAATGGATTGTTTAGATGAGCGAAAAATTAAAATCAATATTAGAAAATGAGATAGAAGATGCCATAGGTTATCTTGAAACGGAAACAACCGATGAAAGACAAAAGGCATTAGAATACTATCTTCGTGAGCCTTATGGTAACGAAGTAGAAGGTAAATCTCAAATTGTAACAGGTGAAGTTGCAGAAGTGATTGATGGTGCATTACCACAACTCATGCGTTTATTTGCATCTGGAGACAATGTGGTTTCATTTGAACCTGTAAACGATGGCGACCAACCATTTGCTAAACAAGCCACAGAATATGTAAACTGGGTGTTTAACAAGGATAATGATGGATTCCTTGTGATGCACAATTGGTTTAAAGATGCCCTACTACAAAAAGTAGGTATTGTAAAAGCATATTGGGAAGACAAGATTGATGTTAAGAAAGAGTCATATAAAAACTTAACAGACGATGAGTTAATGATTATAATGCAAGACCCAGAAGTAGAAGTGGTCGAGCAAGAAACAACCATTATCCAAGAAGCTGTGTTTGATGAAATGACTGGTATGGAAGTATCACCAGCGATTGTTTCTCATAATGTAAAACTCAAGAAAACAACTAACAATGGTAAGGTTGTGGTAGAAAATGTACCACCAGAAGAGTTCTTAATTTCTAAACGAGCAAGAACCATTGCCGATTCACCATTTACTGCACACCGTAAGATGATGACTCGTTCAGAGTTAGTCGCTATGGGTTATGATGAAGAGCTTGTTGAATCTTTACCAACTGGTGATGCACTAGAATTTAGTCCTGAAAGAATAGCACGATACACTCGTGGTGAACAACCAACCGATATGGATTCTAATGATGAATCAATGCAGTTAGTTGAAGTGTTTGAATGTTATCTTAAAGTTGATATGGATGATGATGACATTGCTGAATACAGAAGAGTGGTGTATGCAGGTCATGAGATATTAGAAGAGCATGAATGTGACTACAATCCATTCCATTCTCTCTGCCCAATTCCAATTCCACACAAGTTCTATGGTCAGTCATTAGCTGACAGAGCAATGGACTTACAGTTAATTAAGTCGACTGTGGTTCGTCAAATGCTAGACAACCTCTACCTCACTAACAACTACAGAGTGGGTGCAGTAGAAGGTCAAGTTAACCTAGATGACTTATTGACATCAACAGCAGGTGGTGTGGTTCGATTAAAGAATCCAGCAGCTATTGTTCCAATGACTGTACAATCTTCTGCAGGTCAATCATTCCCTATGTTAGAATACTTGGATGCTATTCAAGCTAAACGCACAGGCGTATCTGATTCACAACAAGGTTTAGACCCTAACCTATTACAGAATGTAACAGCAACAGCCGTATCTGCTATGTCTGCTGCATCTACAGGTAAGCTAGAACTCATAGCTCGTATCTTTGCAGAAACAGGCGTGACAAGTTTATTTAGAGGTATCCTACATCTCCTATGTAAATACCAAGATAAAGCTCGTGTTGTTCGTATCAATGGTGAGTTCATTCCATTTGACCCAAGAGAGTGGAAAACTAACTACAATGTGAATATTAATGTAGGTTTAGGTACAGGTCAAAGACAAGAGCAATTAGCAACCATGCAAATGATTTTGGCTAAACAAGAAGAGATTATTACAAACTATGGATTATCTAATCCGTTAGTCAACATCAAACAATACAGAGATACATTAGCTAAATTTATTCACATGGCTGGTTTCAAAGACTCTACAGAGTTTATTAATGAAATTACACCAGAGATGAATGCAATGCTATCTCAACCGCAACCAGAGAAGCCAGACCCTAATACACAAGCTGCACAAGTATTGGCTCAAGTGGAAAGAGAAAAAGCACAACTTAAAGCACAAACAGATGCTGCTAAACTTGAATTAGAAAGAGAGCAAATGCAACTGAAAGCTCAAAAAGATGCTTTAGAGTTACAGCAAAAAGAAGTGCAACAAACTACTGAACTTGCATTAAAAGAATTGCAAATTAGGATGGATGCTGAAAACAAATCAGGCAAACTACAAACAGACCAAACTAAAATGATTATGGATGCTTTAGAAAAAATTAACAACATTGCTAATAAAGGGATGCAGTAATGTTACTTAATTTAGGTCTTAACAAGATAGCACCATCACTGCCTGCTAACTTAAGAAAAGCACCTAACATTGTTGCTGCACCAAAATCTAATATAGATGTTAATGCTGTATTAGGATTAGCACCAAGTAAGTATGAAGGTCTACAGTCTGTCGGTGATACTGGTTATTACTATGGTGATAACAAGATGTATGAGCCATATACACCAAGTCCTGTTCAATATGGTCGTATGATTATGGGACAATTTTCACCTATTACAGGACCGTTTGGAACTCCATATCAACCATCTGATGGACCATTTGGATTAGGTGGAATATCTACTAGAGGTGGAGCAGTATCAGGAACAATTACAAAAGACGGACAATCGTTTAAACCAGTGGATGTAGACATTACAGGGTTTAGTAAAAGCAAAATCGGTGATACAGACCAATACGAATACTCACCTTCTATGTCATATGTGTATGCTAATACACCTAGACCTGCACCATTACCAACACCGAATGTAACATCATTTTTATCGACCCCAACTGCTATGGCGACACCAACAGGTAACTATGGAGCTGGAAGATATTTAAGTGGACTGCTAGGTTCACCAATTAACTACGGAAGTCCAAATGACACGACAGGAAGCAATTCGTAATTTATTACAATCGCAAGAATTTTTAGATGTAATCGAAGAGTTAAGAGACAATCAACTCAATAATATTCGTTATTCAGAAGCACACCAAAAAGAAGAACGAGAAAGATATTACAACCGATTACAAGCTATAGACGAAATCATGGCTTATCTTGAATCAATCACCAAAGACGGTGAAATTAAAGATAAAGCGTGGAAGATATTATAGACCTTTCTATAATGGCAACCCTTGCCAAAAGGGAACATTAAGGAAATACAATGAGTGAAGAAACCATGACTCCTGAACAAGGAAGTGGAGAACTAACTGTGAATGAAGCTGCTGCAAAATTTGAAGGCTTCTTATCAGCAGGTGAGGACTCCAATGAGCAACCAGAAACTGTTGAAGCAGAGCAAGAAGATAGTGCAGACTACGAAGAAGCTGCGGAAGCAACAGAAGATGAAGTTGTTGATGCAGACGATGTAGAAAGCGAATTAACTGAAGAAGTTGAAGAAGAGGAACTTGAAGAACCTCAACGCTTTAAGGTGAAAGCCGCAGGCGAAGAGAAAGAAGTCACCCTCGAAGAATTAATGCAAGGTTATCAACTTGGTGCTGATTACACAAAAAAGACTCAAGAGTTAGCAGAGAACCGTAAAGCAGTAGAAGCGGAAGCAAGAGCTATTCTTGAAGCTAAACAAGTTAGGGATACTTATGCTCAACGGCTACAAGCTATTGAACAGTTTTTGACACAAGGTCAAGACAGTTCAGAAGATCTAGCTGCAATGAAGGAAAACGACCCAATAGGATACGCAGTCAAAGTTGCAGAACTGACTGAAAAGAAAGAACAGTTAGCCCAAGTACGAGCTGAACAGGAACGCATTGCCCAACAGCAACAAGCAGACCGTCAGCAGGAAATGGCTAGACTTGTTCAACAGGAAGCACAAAAACTTTCACAAGTCCTACCAGAGTTTTCAGACCCAACCAAAGGCGAACAAATCAGAAATGAAATTCGCAACTACGGTAAGAGTGTAGGTTTTACAGAACAAGAGTTATCACAAGTATACGACTCTCGTCATGTATTAATGCTACACAAAGCGATGATGTACGACAAACTTCAGAAATCTAAACCTCAAGTGACCAAAAAGGTAGCGGAAGCACCCAAGATGGTTAAATCAGGAACAAAGGTAAAAGAAGGTAATCGTGATCTTCGCAAACAACAACTGAATAAGCTTAAGCAAACTGGCAAAGTCAGAGATGCTGCGGCTCTTTTTGAAAACTTTATTTAATAAGGAAGTGAATTAATCATGGCAACATATCAAACCTATCAATCCATTGGTAATCGTGAAGATTTAACCGATGTGATTTATAACATTTCTCCAACAGACACACCATTTATGTCATCTGTTGGTAAAACAAAAGCAACTGCTGTATACCACGAATGGCAAACAGACTCATTAGCTGCTGCTGTAGCAACTAACGCTGCAGTTGAAGGTGCAGACGCATCATCATTAACAGCTACTCCAACTGTTCGTAAAGGTAACAGAACACAGATTTCACAAAAAACTATCCAAATCGCTGGCACTTTAGAGTCTATCGATAAGGCTGGTCGTAAATCTGAAAAAGCATATCAATTAAGCAAAGCTTCTGCTGAACTTAAACGAGATATGGAAAAAACATTACTATCTAATACTGCTGCCGTAGTAGGCGATGCTGCTACAGCTCGTAAATTAGGTGGTTTACAAGCATGGTTGAATACTAACTATGTTGGTGCAGGTACTGCTGGTTCTAACGGAACTACAGCTCGTGTTTCTGGTACAGATGCAGCGTTCACAGAAGCAATGTTAAAATCTGCTGTTAAAAAAGCATACGAACAAGGCGGTACTCCAACTGTTCTTATGGTTACACCAACACAAAAACAAGTAGTATCAGGTTTTACTGGTATTGCTGCACAACGCTACATGGCACCAAATAACAAAGCAACAACTATCGTTGGTGCTGCTGATGTTTACTTATCAGACTTCGGTACATTATCTGTTGTTCCTAACAGATTCATGACTGCTGATGCTGATGATAACGGTGAAGTAGCATTTGTTCTTGATCCAGAATATGCTTCAGTTGCATATTTACGCCCATTCGCTACAAACGAATTAGCTAAAACTGGTGACAGCGAAAAAACACAACTTCTTGTTGAATACACACTTGAAGTTAAAAACGAAGCAGCTCACGCAATTATTGCTGACCTTGCAGAGTAATACGGATAAT